GATTTCGATTTGCGCGTTGGCGGTAAAGGCCACGGTCGTAGTAATGAGATTGGTACACGTGCCCGCAACGCATTTATCCAACAGAACACTAGTTCCATTGTGATAGGCGTGCAAAAAATTTTGTGGGCTGCTGGCGCTGTCCAGTAGTGCCACAACGCCCGCCAGTCTACCCGTTGTGATCGTAGCAATTTTTGCGGCGGCCGCTTCATTGCTGCTCGATCCACTCAGCGATGCAAACAGAGTGGCGGTAACAAATGGCCTTAGCGAAACGTTGTCCACAGTTCCGCTTGCCGTGCTGCTGGCGCTAACTCCGTTGAACGATGCAAAAACCGCCAAAGCATCGGCAGCGTACCCCGTTCCAATCCCAGTCAGACTAGGGCCGTAAGCATATCCTCCTATCCCCGCCCGAAATGATCCGGCACTAATTGACACTATATCGAAACTTAGTCGGTGGTATCTACCCACAATTGCAACTGATTGACGAATCCAGTTTGCAGATCCCGCCTCCTTTGCGGCAACGCCGCCTCCAATGGTCCAGCCTGCATCCTTTGTCCACGCGGTATCTGTATCAAATCCATTATTCGTCAGCAGCTCGCTGCCCAGCGCCGGCACGTTGTACGCGTTGCCCCCGCTCACGGCCCACGTTGCGCCTGCCCAGGGATTGCGTCGTTGGCGGCGCCCAACGCCGCCGAGCAATAGCGGCCCATCGCCAAGAAGTCTATCGATCATCGTAGCACCGTCAGCCAGCAAGTCTTTTCACCAGACACATCGGCATTAAACCAGTATTGATTCAGGTTGCCAGGTAGAACAACGCCCTCGCCGGGGTTGAGCGGAAAGCCGTTGGCGCTGCTCACTGTGTTGCTGCCGTTGTTGCCGACCCAGACCGTATCTGTGTTGTCAGGATGCGCCTTGACAGCCACCCCGGCAACGAATGGTACATCGGGACCTTGCACGGCGGTTCCTGCGGTTGCTACCGTGATTTGTCCACTGTAGATGTTCATAGTAGAAGTTTCTCCCGAATCTGGGCGAGGCCCTTTTCGTTGACACCAGAGACGGCCAGTAAATCATCGTCGGGGGCATTGCGCACGGCCTCTACCGTGGCAAAGCCAGCCTTGGCCAGAGCAGACGCCAAGCGGCTATTGCCAAGCACTTCGGCCAGCGTTGGCGCGACCTGCTTTTCTTCCTGTGGGGGCAGCAGTTCAGCCAGTGCCGCCGACAATTTGATTAGCTCCGTTGCCAGCACGCGCACGGCTGCGACAGCATCAAACTCGCCGCCATTTGCAATTTTGTCGAGCATAACACCTTCCTTCGTCGCTCCGGCGTCATCGGCATTGCGACCGAGTGACGCCGGTAAACATCGTCATTGTTGCCGCTTCCGGAGAAGTTTAGCCCTCCAGGAAATAGAAGACGATTTGGCAATTAGCCGCAGCCGTGCCGCTAGCGCCGTCAAAGTCTAGATCCCAAGCGACAATGTCGCTTTTGGCAAAGCGGTAGGGCTGGTTGGCGGTCGCCAAGGCGCCGTTGTGGTTGGCCGAGGTAAAGAGTGTTGGCGTACCACTATCCCCACAGTCAACGCCATCCAAGATGCCGTCCCGATCCGCCGATGTGCCAACGTCGAGTAAGGCATTGGTTGCCGCACTGTTGGAGATCGAGACTGCTTCCAGGGTTGCCCCAACAGGCAATTTGAACTCACCGCGGGCGTTAGCCGCCAGGGTGCCGTGAAGATGCACTGTCACGGCAAAGCGCATTCCTTGCATTGTCGTATCCTTTCTCAGGAGGTGATCGGCAACCCGATCACCTCGTCATTCGCTCAACTCAAAATTAGACGTTGGATTTGCCGATACCGATGTAGGTAGACACGCCGTAAGCGAACCAATCACGCACCTTAACCGGCAAAGTATCCGAGGTAAACATTAGCCCGCTCGTCTCACTGGTCACGGTGAAGATTTCCGGCATCGGATGGGAGCCGCCACCCTGCGACGCGGCGTAAGCCATGCAGATCGGCGCGTGCAGTTTCGGATCGGTCACCGCTGCCCAATCGTTGGTGTCTGTCCACTCTGGCACAGGGATCGGGACGGGCCGCGGGTCGCCCATGCGGGTCTCGCCGTAGATATTCCCCTCTTGAGCCGTACCCGCGCTCGTTGGGCGGCCAACCATGTCAGCGCCAGCGCCCCAACCGAAGGTGGTCAAAGCGAGGTCAAATAGCTCGATGGGCACCAGGCAGTATTTCGGCCACATGCCCAGCGGGTTCGACGTGCCGGGAACGCTTTGTTCCCAAATCTTTTGGCGCATGGATGCCCAGGCAGCGGCAGAGAAGGCGGTTGTCATGAGGTTGCCGTGATTCGCATGGAAAAGCACCGTGCTATCATCAGCCAGGGTGGGGCCGGTGCCGGTGGCCTGCGTAAAGAGACCGGCAATCGCCGCCGAACGGGTACGCACTGCCGCCAGCGTGAGGGCTTTCGGGATGGCGCGCATCCGTACAATGTCGCTCTTGCGAATCATTTCCAGGGTGACGCCAACGTAGCGCCCGCGCTTGGAAAAGCTCATGCTCTCCTTGCTGTCGCCGGGAGTCGCTTCGGTGTAGGCGGCGCCTTCGCTCACGGTGGGAAGATTGCCCAGGCCATCCACGTAGATCATTTGAATGTCGTGTGTGCTGCCATCGTGTGGAACCACGTCAACGACCTGCTCGAACCAGCGGTAGGTCATCATGTTGTCATAATGCGCGCTGATTGTCTTGTTCAGCGCATTAACAGCCATGCCAGCCATTGCGGTGGTCGTCGCTTCGGCAAACTGCGCTTCTTCGGGGTTGAAGACGCCCCAAAAGTTGGAATCGCCGGTCATGGCGACATACAGGCCGGCCAGATTCCGCATGGATGGCTTGGGCATCGCCACGTTGGCCCCAAACATCCAATCCCAAGCGTTTTGGTAGTAATCGCGCTGAACGATCATATCCCGCTCGGTGATGATCGGCGCCATGCCTTTGACCGCGCTTTGGGTGAAGGCGGAAAGATAAGTGCGTTCGTCCTCAATGGCATCGGCCAGGGCGTCAGGCGTGGCGAAAGTCTGCTTTTTCAGCTTGTCCTGCGCCGCTTTGGGCAAGCCGGAGGCCATCAACATGGCGTCGCGTGCCGAATTCTGTAGCGCCACTGCCCAGGGATTCGGTGCAGCAGCGTCAGGGGTGCCGGTGTGACCAGGTTGGCCAGCATCGGCGGGTGTGGTGGTGGTGGTTTCTTGCTCCACGAGATTAGATCCTTTCTGAATATCGACACCACGAGCGTTAAAGTATTTTTGCGCAACTTCCCAGGCTTTCGCCTGATCGACGCCGTGTCGCGCTAGCATGGCGTCTAACTCTATGAAAGCGGCCTCCGCGGTCTGATTGCTACCCCATAGCGACGAAGAAAACAGCCCGTCGCGGTTAGCCGCTGGTTCATCAACAACATCACAGGCGGAAAGCTCCTCAAAGCGCAGATAGGGCCGTTTCTGCGTACTCTTGAGCGGCTTCTGTTCGACCTCTGCGCCGGTATCAGGATCAAGCCAAACGTGCTTGTGCCTGCGCACGACTACGGACATTCCAAAGGCGGTGGCGTCTTCTTCGGCTAAGTCCATGACATATTCGGCCAGATCGCCATCGGGTGAATTTGAGGCACTTCCGGCCAGGTGCAGATCGCCCAACGCCTTTGTGCCGTCTTCGGAGAGGCGTAGTTCCTTGATCCGCCCCAGGAACTTGCCCATACCATCAGCGGATAAGCCGGGATGGGTGAAGCGCGCCTTGACACCTGCTTTCTTGCTATTGCCCTTCTCGACAATGGCGGCGATGGTCTTGGCGTCGAAGTCAACGCCGTGGCCCAGAGCCTCGCCAGCCTGCGCTAGAGATACCCCGCGAATGATCCGCGCTTCCCTGTCCACCGTCGCCGCCCCCTTGGTGGGCAGGGTCTTGAACCGTTCCATTTTCTTTTACTCCCTTCAAGAGTTCGTCAAACTCGGCATCACTCACATCTTCGCCGACGTAACGAGTGTAGAGCCGCACCGCATACCGCCGCAATGCCTCGCTGTCGCCCACCATTTGGCCCAGGCCCTGTAGCGATTGCACCAGATCCACCGCTGCCCCGGCCAATTTTTCATTGTCAACGCTGCTAATATCCGGTGCATGTACGGTAATATCCTGCACAGTCGCCAGCCGATAGCGACGGTTGCCGACCTCTAGCCAACGGTTGTAGGCGGTGACGGTCAGCAGTGCCAGCATGTGACCGAAGTAGCGTTGGCGACGCAGCAGGAAGCGGCGCCGTAGCTCATCGGTGTCCTTGCCGGCTTTCATGCCTTCGCCCTCTGCTTCGCCCAGATCGCCAAGGGTTGTGCCAGGGCCGCCAGCCGTGCAGGTTCGGCGTGACCGCTTCCCACTTCTCCGCGCCCTCCTCGGCTATGATGACGCTGCCCGGCTGTGGCGGTCGTGCGTAGCGTTGGCGCAGATCGCTCATGAGCCGCTGGGGAGCGTAGACAATCCAGACGAAAGCGCGAACCGCAGCATTGAGACGCACCCGATCTTCAAGCCAACCGGTGTATCGGCGTAGCCAAGTGAGGATCGGGGCAAGGTCACTTTCGCCACGGATAGCGCCAATCGGGCGGTTGACGGCAAAGTGCAGCATCCAGGGTCTTAACTCGCCGCCGGCGTCAACGTCATGGGCGCCGGGGTTTGCCGGCGAGATCCACCACTTTTCAGGTTCGCCGGGGCCGGTGGTTTCCCGATAGGCCAACTCGGTCTCATAGTCGCCGTTCCGCCACTGGATTTGCTCGATCTGGCTGGCTGGCACGGTTCGCACTTCGCTCATACCATCAGGCCCAGTGAACAGCACCGGGAACAGTTCGCCGGCGCGTGCGAGTTCGTCGCTCCATTCGTCCAGCCGTAGATCCATGAGGTTGGACGGGTGATACCAGAAGGCGCGGATGAATTTCTCAAGCGGTCCGTATTCGCTGGATAAGGCGATGCCAGGGCCAACCACGTAGGATGTAGTCAGGCCGATCAAGCGCTTGGCGAGCGGGTTGGTGCGCCAGGCCTCGCGCGCGTCGGTTTGATCGGCCAGTAACTCGTGCCAATCCTTGTCTAGCGTCGTGCCGGCTGGGGCAAAGGGCGCGCTCACCCCGTCATTTTCTTTGCCAACCTGCACCAGCTTGACTTTAGCAAAGGCAGCGAGACCGACGATCAGCCGTTGATACCAGTTCATTGCGCCAGTTGTAGCAGCCATACAATGGTTCTCCCTAGCGATTCCCCGTCAGTGCCAGCCGCCAGCAGAGCAAAAAAGCCCACGGTCAGCAGTGCTAAGATGATGATTGCCCCGGTTTGACCCAGGCGGCCAACAAGCATGTCCATAAAGCGCCCAAGCATATCGGTAAGCCCTCCCTCTTTAGAATGTTCCACGGTCATACTCTTCCAGCGGATCGGGTGCCGCTACCTCTGTTGATTGTTCCCCGGCAACGTAGTTCCACCGAAGACCCGCCAGCGCGAGACAGAAGGCGTCGGCATAGTCGTCATGTAATCCCGTTGGCGCCCGAAGGGTAGACGCTTCGATGCTTGCCAGTTGCAAGCGGGTGTCTTGGTCAGGTATCGACGTGGCTTTCTGCTGGATTACTTCCGCTGCCAGGTCATAAAGCAACTTTTTGCCCTTGACATTGCTCGACCAGCCCGGTTTATCATCGTAGCCCAGGAGAATGGCCGTTTGACCATTGTCGCGCAGCTTCTGAATGGTTGCGTGACCGTGGTTATTGCGCTCTGGCATACATGGCGCATGATTGTAGTAAGCACCAAGCTGATCGATATATCCTGCAAATGCGGAAGGCTCCAATTTGCCGACCAGCACCGCCACTTGTCCCCAGGTTTCAGCATCCACGACAACCGCAACAGAATCATCGCTGTTCGGGTTTCCTTCGGCAGAATCCGCGCCGATGCAATAGCGGCGACCCCCAGCGGACGGATGAAACACGAGCAAACCAGGAAGTGCCGGCCCCGCTCCGCCGACAGGCTGAATGTCCCATGCAACGGCTTCGAGCCAGGCGAAGGGGAACCGTTTGTCTTTTTGCAGTGGGGCCAGAGCTTGCTCGACGGTAGCCGGGTACTCTTGGAAAAGATCGTCGTCGCCGTTGCCCATAGACCGAGCGTCAGCAGCAACGCGATTGTACCAAGCTTGGTCACGGTCTGGACGCGCCGACCACGGAAGGAAAATAGCGGCATATTCATTCAGTCCCTTCTCTGCACTCCTGAAGATTTCCTTGAATGTGCTAACCGGCTGCTTTTTGTCCACGGTTGAGATCAGCACGATTTGGCCCCCAGCGTCCACAGTCGGCTTGACCGCGTTGAGGAAATCGCTCAGGTTCGGTATGAAATCGGCCTC